TCAAACTGCATCATATTGCATCACCCCTTTATACAGACACCGTACAGCTGTGGGCATTTTGGGGCCATTTTGATGCATTAAAATGAGCGCATTAAGTATGCGGAACTCGGGCGGGAGGGAGCGATTTTTGGCATGGTCAGGTGACAAAAAAAGGCCACTCATTTTGAGTGGCCTTTTAATTTAAAAAATAAATTTATTCTTGAGACTTAGTCAGCTCGTATTCGTTGAATGAAATAATTTCCTCACCTACTTGGTCGTTGATGTCGAGCAACATGTTTTGTAATGTTAGGATCTCGTGGTAGTAGAATACTTCTGCAGCTTTCTTAGTATCCCCAAACCCACCTGCATTGTTCGGTACCACTCCCATAAGTTGAGGCGGTACTCGATGACCAGCTAAAGTATCATCGCGAGATGCAATCTTAATGTTAGCAAACTCATCTTTTGCAGCGACCTCTGCCAATGGAATAACTTTCACACCATCAGGTTTGCCATTGGGCGTGTACATAAATAAGTTCTTAAAGTTGCCCGCGCCCTTCGACTCTCTTACTGCATCTTCTAAGTCGTCGACATCGTCTTGTGTCGATAGCGGATCTGATACATGCAAGATGTAACCGGCATGAGCGCCGTTCTTATAATAGCGCCGACGGAATAAAGTAGCTGCTTCATTGAGTGTGATAGCATTCACGCTACTTAGATAGTCTGGTACACCGTACATCTCTTGATTGATATCCGGATTATATAAGTGGATGATCTGCTCGTTATACTCGATTGCAGCGCCCTGTCGATAATCAACATGATAGTAGCTATCACCTTTGATTGCCTTTCTTGTATTACGTGCAAGCTTTGGTCGTAACTCTAATATGCCACCAAGTCTGTTACGAACAACTTGTACATAAGCATTATCAAACACCAATAAATTGATCACTAGACTGATGAAAGCTTTTCGGCTTAGCTTTGGATGCGGTTTATATAAGCTGACCAAAACATTACGTTTGGTGATCAACGCGCTAGTGTGATGGCTAGTCGCATGATACAGCTTGGCCACCGCATCAATATCATAAGGATACTCATAGTGATTTTGATACATCGGGCAAAATTCGTACTCAAACATGCTGCGACCATCAAGTACTGGTTCAGGATCACCAAAGCTGTGCATAATTATCTTTTTGCTAGAGCTGGTCTTTTCATCTGTATTTGTCATCTGTGTACCTTAATTCTTGATTTATGGACGCCATCGTTTATCTGATCTGTACTAGCAAGCGGAGCTTTTTCGAGCGCGTTCATGATTGCCCAAGCCACATCACTATGACCAGTCTCTTTTGATCGACTACTGACAAACGTCATCTGGCGTTGGCTACCAGTCAGTGCTTGCTTAATAGCAATAAAGGCTTTGGCAATATCAATGCTGCCAGCATCGAAGTGTAGTTTACGTCTAGTAAATAGTTCTTTAGCTCTCAGAGCCATACGCGTTTTGCTCTCGACGCTATAGTTAATAGCAGTATAATTTGGGAAGAATTTTTTGACGTGTTCAGCGACTGATATCCCTGCTCCTGTGGTATCTATACCTAAGAATTCAACGTCGTAGCGTTCGCAAACCTTTTTGATATGCTGAGCTTGGACGTGCGGTGGCATGTGATCAAGATGCATGCGCTCAAGCACCCGATATGGCTGCCCGTCTTTTTCGGGTGGCGCGATGACTGCTAACGCTGGTTTGTCACCTGTGAAACTTGGGTCGTACCCTACCCAAACAGGTTTGGCAAATTTCTTGCTGCCCATTGGCGTGAAGTCGTTCCAGATTTCCCAGCTATCAACCATGTTCGGCTGCAGTACTGACAAAGGAAAGTAACTGTTACTATCATCTAAAAAGACACACATGAACAGGTTGGCAAAACGGTCTGGTGTGTACTCCAATAAGAGCTGTGCTATATCTAACTTATCAAAACCACCTCTGATCGCGTCTTTGATTGTAACGATCAAACGCCACTTCCCATCGTCACAGTAACGACCAGACTTTAAGGCGCTATGTGATGTATCAATATCTTTTTTATTGACACCATCGTTACCTGTCCAAAAGGCATATGCTTCGTGCAATACGCTACTTGGCGTAGATAAATAGACTTGCTGAAAATGACTTTGTGACGCCATACCTGATGCGACAGCGCGAAACTCTTTAAATTTGCGAATCCAAAAAAACTCGTCCATGATTACATCGCCATGCCGACCTTGAGCCGTCAATGCGTTAGTGCCCATGTAATACAGACTGACCTGCGTATTGTCTTCTAATGACAGTACAATTGGCTCCCCACCAATATTCCTGCCAAGTATTTCAAAAACAAACGATTTGATGTATTCGATGAACTGATAGGCCTGTGCCTTACTCGCTGATAAAAAAATCTTATTCTTTTTAGTGCGTAAGGCATTTATCAATGCCCATAGAGCGACAACATACGTAGCGCCAATTTGTCGCGATTTTAGCATCATAAAGATACGCGCAGCGCGATGCTTTTTATTGCCGTTTAATATTTCGACCCAGCGTTGCTGGAATGGATACGGCTCAAGCATCAAGTTAAACGCTTCTTCTAGCGCGTCGATGTCTTCTTCTGTAAATAAGTTTCTAACAGCTGGTTTTCGATCTTCTTTATAGCGATTAGATAGCTTTGGATTAAGTGTCGCGCCGTTACCGCCCTCGTTGTAGCGCTGTATTTTTGCAGCATGTTCTAGCTGTTTATTAAAAAAATCGATTTCTTTATACGTCGCGTTACTTTTATTCTCCGTGTTAATCAGAGACAAAATACGCGCTTCCATTGCTGACTTTACGTTCTCAAAAATACTTGAGCGTTCCCACGCATCGCGATTCTTCCAGCTGGCGACAGTTGGGCGCTTTTCATTTAACGTTTTTGATATTTGAGTGACGCTTAAGCCTTGCGCATAGAGCAACCGCGCACGCGCGCGGTTTTCTTCTGTCGTCACATTTAGGGTGTCAGATTTGTCATTAGTCATAGGGCTATAGCTTATAGCGCGTAACCCCTACAACCACGTTGTTTGTAACCGTAAAACGGCTTTGCGGTTATCAATCAGTTGCCCCTAAACCCCTTTAACCGACACACTAAAGCCTATTTAGAAATCACTGAACTTTAATAACTGAGATGAATTATGGCTGACACTGCATTGCCCGGTAAACGAGTCGTCAAGCGCTTCCGCGTCGCCCGTGAGGGGCAAACTGTTGATGGTCGATCTTTATCTCAACAGCAAATTATTGATATGTCTGAGACGTATGATCCGGTTGAATACACAGCGCGTATTAACTGTGAACACATGAGTGGTCGCTGGTCTGGACTCAACAGCAATTACGATGTAGGTGCATTGGGTGACATCATTAAAGTTGATCATCAAATGGAAACGTTTAAACAAAATGGCGTTGATGTGCAGCTAATGTGTCTGTATGCGACGTTATCTGTACTACCGGATTTGGTTGAGGCAAACAAGCAAGGCAAAAAGATTTTTACATCTATTGAGTTTTATCCGAAGTTTGCAGATACAGATCGCGCTTATTTAGTCGGTCTGGCTGTCACCGATCAACCTGCTTCTCGCGGCATCGAACCTCTTAAATTTAACCGTAATGCCGATGCACTTTGCACCGACCCTAATGACCAAGAGCTTATTCTTATGACTAAAGATAAATCAAACCCGGCAGCAGATAACACTACTACCGAAGATCAGCCAAAGCAGCAGCCTGAAAATACTCAAGATCTTAGCAACCAAGCTGAAGGCGATGGTTTTTTACAAAAGCTATCCACTATGTTTGCATCGAAAAAGTCTGGCATGAGCGCTCAAGAGCAAGATTTGGTACTGCAGTCATTTAAAACGCTTAATGAAAAAACAGATGAAGTTGCTAAAGAAAACGAAGGTCTGCGAAAAGAATTGTCTGAGTTAAAGGCGGACTTTGAAGAATTTAAGACCCAGCTCTCTACTCAACCAGCTACCAATCTAACGAATACACCTCCTATCACTGGTGGCGGTGCTCAACTAACAGAGTATTAATATAGCCGGCATCGAATGATGTGCTCTTAGATATTTAGATCTCTTTACCTCAAAGGACTTTTATGTTTACTTTAGATCCACAAACAGCTTTGCAACTTGAGCAGTACAAACAACAAGTTGCACGCGTCAATGGCGCGCAAAACTTTAATGCAGCTTTTAATGTTGCCCCTGCTATTGAGCAGAAACTCATCGACGTCTATCGTCAAATTACCGATTTTCTTGGCAAGATTAATATTCAAGGTGTTAAGAACGCAAATGGTCAAAAACTAGGTCTTGGTGGCAATAAGACAGCAGCCAGTACTACTGACACACGTTCTCAGCCACGCCGTCCTACCGATATTTTTGATCTTGAAGCGGTAGACGATTATCTATGTACAAAGACCAATTCTGATATTGCTTATATGTACGAAGTCATTGACAACTGGGGTTATCTACCTGATTTTCAAAAAAGACTTGCCAATATTGCCGTCCAAATAGTTGCTGAAGACATGCAGCGTATTGGATTTAACGGTACTCATCGCGCTAAAACATCAAACAAAGACTTATATCCATTATTGCAAGACGTGAATATTGGTTGGCTTGAAAAGATCCGTGCCTATAATCCTGAGCGTCATATCGACGGCATCACCATCGGTGCTGGCCAAGAGTTCAAAAATATGGACGCTTTGGTTGAGATGGCTATCAATGAATTGATTGCAGAGCAACATCGTGGAGCAAGTGGTTTAACTGCTATCACTAGCCGAAATTTGGTTTCTGATAAATACGTCGGACTGCTTAACCAAACCCATTCTCCGACAGAGCAAATTGCTGCTAATGCGTTATATCAGAAAAAACAGCTTGGCTCGCTACCAGTAGATACCCCAGCCTTTTTTGTGCCTAACGGTCTGCTTATCACCACCCATGACAACCTATCTATTTACAAGTTACGTGGATCGCAGCGCCGTCATATTATTGATGAGCCGCAATGGGATCGTACAACTGATTATCAATCGGTCAACGAGTGCTATGTTGTCGAAGACTATAGCAAAACGGTCTTAATCGAAAACATCGTAATAGAGGGCTAAGAAATGAAAACCAACTCCCTGCGCAATCACTTTGTTCGTACTCAAGCTGCAAAGAAAGCTGCTGCTGCCACCGCTGATCCGCGATTATCTGCTCAAGTACTGGGTCGTCGTGCCGGTATAGCGATGGTCAGTCAATCGACTCCAATTAGTGATGCGCCAGCTGAAGACGACACCAATCCCGATGCTGGTAGCAATATTGAGCTGAAGTTTTGGAACGATGATCAGCATCTATCAAACATCCAATCCATCAATCATAAAACAGAGCTTAAAAAAGAGTTTCTACCGTTTTATATGCCATGGATTGAAGGCACTATCGCTGAAGGCGTCGGTGGTCAAGATGACATGCTGGTTAAGCTTATGGTTTGGTGCTTAGACACTCATGAGTTTAAGACTGCTATCGATATTGCTGAATACGCATTACTTAATGATTTTGTGATGCCAGAACCATTTACTCGTGATGTGGCCACTGTGTTCGTTGAGCAGCTTGCTGACGAATTATTGACACTCGAAAAAGACAATGATGTCTCTGTGTATGCTGATTTGATTCAGCGAGCTATTGACAGTACGACCGCACAAGATATGCCAGACCAAGTCCGCGCCAAACTTTACCGCGTACTTGGTGACAGCTTAAAAGACGCCAAGCCAGACGATGCTATCCACGCTTACAAGACTGCGATTAAGCTTGATGACAAAGTCGGCTGCAAAAAAGACCTCACCCAGCTTGAGAAAGCTGGAGAGTAACGTCCCCACCCGGGAAGCGGCTCACTAAGACAATGCTATTTGCTGATCGCATCATACCAACGTCAAAGTGACTACCGCTTTTCTTTTAATTGCTGCAGGTAATGTCATGTTGATCAATCAGCAAGTCCAATCTAAAAACGTCATTAATCCTTACGCGCACCTACCGTCAATCAGTACAGACGATATGGTAGAGCTAATGCGTATCGATAAGACGATTGGCGTTGAGCGAATCGCTGGTTATATCGTCAATGCTTACGACACGGTCAACGGCGACTTACCTGCCACCCTTTTTAGTCTGCTCACGCTCGAGCGTCACTTATCTACAAAGCGTATCGATAGAGATACGTTTAATCGCGCTTATACACGTGCGGTGATGCACGAAGCTGCTGCTCTTGCTGCCGATAATTACGTCGACTATGACACAACGAGCCAAGGTGCCATAAGTGGTGACGTCCAACTAACAAAGTCTGATCGTCTGCGCCGTGTCGTCAGTCACAGCATCGCTGACATGACTGGCCGTCGGCGCAATCGTGTGAAGCTCTTATGAGCAGCGCTCAATATCAGCGCACGATACGCGCTACACAAAACGATACGCTTGACGCTATCGCTTACAGAGTCTACGCAAACCGATCAGTAGAGATGCTGCCAAAACTTATCGAGAGCAATATCTCTTATTCGCCCTTTGCTGTGCTACCGGCTCAAGCTCTGATTACTTTGCCCAATGACAACGCCGCAGCTGCTGCACCAACTATCAAATTATGGGATTAATTAATGAAAAAACCGACTACTAAAAAAGTCTGGCTAATGCGTATTGGTTGTGCGCTCGGATGGCTTGCTGCTATTGCCGTCTGGATGTTTTTAACGATCTCACATGCTAAGGCTGATACGGCTATTTCTGCTTCTCTACCCTTTCTTACGCCATCTATGTTGGTCGCGACTGTCATTGGCGCTGTAGGTAGTTTTTTGGCATTCGGTGAGGATAAAAAGTTTCCACCGAGCGCCACCAGTATCGGTCATATCTTACTGGGTTTTGGTGCAGGACTATTTTTTACTCGTGGCAGTCTAGAGCTGATGGGTTATATCGATAGCAGCGATGATGTTGTTCTACTCGTGAGCTTTCTATGGGCTGGTATCGGTTATTTCTTTTTACGCCTGGTCGTTGCGGTTGTTAAGTCGGAAAAAATGGTGGAGATACTACCGGACTGGGCTGCTAAGTTATTTGGAGTCAGCAAATGATGGTAATTATCAATGTGTCTGCGATGGTTTTAGCAGCACTTATCTTATTTTTGATGCTAATGCGTACACGCTGCCATGACAGCGTCGGCTGGTGGTTATTTCGAGTATTAGCATGCTATGCACTGGTCTGTTTTGTTTACTTGGCTTATGACACCAGTATTCTCGGTGACAGACTGCCTGTGCGCTATATGTTTATACGTGGTGGCTGCTTGGCACTGGTTGCTGCTATGTATTTGTCATGGCACCTGCTCGTCAAGCAGGCCAAAGAAACCAAAGCTCAAAGCTTTAATACGCGGTTAAACCATATTTTTAACAAGGATTCATAATGTCTAAAAAATTAAACGATAAAGATATTAATGATGCTGCTGAGGATCTAGGTGTCAGTCCGTCTAAATTGAGAGCCGTTATTGATGTTGAAGGTCGTGATAACGGATTTAACGATGATGGTACGCCAACCATCCTATTTGAACGCCACGTATTTTATGAGCGTTTGGGTGAGCATTACTATTACACCGTGCGCCGACGCGCTATGAAAGAGCGTTCTGATCTATGTTGGCCGAAACCTATTCTACCCGGTGGCTATGGTCTATACCGTGAACAAACCAAACGTTTAGATGACGCTGCTAAGTATCATCGCGATAGCGCTTTAGAGGCATGTAGTTGGGGCGTTGGTCAAGTGATGGGTTACTGGTGGAAAGAGCTGGGTTATGACTCATTACAAGATTTTATTAACAACATGTACGAGTCTGAAGCTAAGCAATTAGAAGCCATGTGTCGATACATTGAGCATTTCGGTCTATCTGATGAGCTGCAACGTGGAGATTGGCGCGGTTTTGCTGAAGGGTATAACGGTAAATACTACTATAAATCCAGTTATCACGGCAGACTCGAAGCTGCCGAGGCAAAGTACCTATGAAATACCTGCAGCAATTAAAGGATGATCTACTAACTAAGTTTGAGTCACAACTGACCGCTGACAAGGTACATCTTTTTTTAGTGAATGGTGAGCTGGCATCCAACGTTGGCGACATTACTTATACCGCACGCTTTTTATTTATTGATTGTCGTGATAACGATCCTTTTAGCTTGATGACCTTTATCCGCAAATGGTTTCAATCAAAAGGATATGCGGTACCAGATTTGAATTTTGACAGCGAGATCATAGATGCCGAGACGTATGATCTTAGCGTTGATATCGGTCTGGTAGACAAACTGGTCATTGACGAAGCCGGTGATTATCATCTTTGTCCACCCAAGGTTTGGTCTGACAGCCTCGGAGACTGGGTAACAAAAGATGTAGCTGACGCGGCCGACAAATGAGCAATAACTTTGACGAATTAGCGTCTTGGCTTGAGCGCATAAACGAACAATTAAGCCCACAGCAAAAGACCAGGCTTAACCGTCAGATATCTACCAAGATGCGTATTGTATGGAAAAACCGTATCAAAGCGCAGAAAGATCCAGATGGAAAGCGATTTGCACCTCGTAAGCGTGACCAAGCTGGTAGCATCAAACGTGGCGCTATGTTCCAACGATTACCTAAGATGCTTAAAACTGCATACAGCAGCAAGCATGCAGAGATTGGCTTTGCCGGTCGCACAGCTGAAGTGATGGCCGTCCACCAATTTGGCAAAACCATTAAGCCTAATCCAAACTCAAAACCCACGCGCTACCCAGTGCGAAAAACCATCGGTTGGTCCGATGATGATATTGAGTTAATTATTGATGAGATAAGAGAATTTTTATTAAATGAGTAACTAATCATGCATGATTTTCGTTGTATTGAGTGTGGGCGTTTATTAGCTCGCATCTCAGGTGAGGCAGTGGTCGCCGTTAAATGTCCACGTTGTAAAAAATTAAATACTACACAGAACGCCAAGAGCGTCTCATTAGAAGACCTAGAGTCTCAAACTAAAAGAGACTCTCATGAGCGATTCCAATGTAGTAAAACCAAGTCTTCAGCATAAAGCGCCGTTACCTTTCGTTGGCCAGAAACGATTTTTCTTAAAATCATTTCGCAAAGTACTTGATGAGCATATTCCTGATGATGGTGAAGGCTGGACTATCATTGATGTGTTTGGTGGTAGTGGTCTACTTAGCAATAATGCCAAGCATTTAAAACCAGCAGCTAAAGTTATCTTTAATGACTTTGACAATTACACTGAGCGCCTAAAGCACGTTGATGACAGTAATAGATTACGCCAGCAACTGATCGACGTACTATCTGATTATCCACGCCAAAAGCTTTTAGATAAAAGTATTAAGCCAAAAGTTATAGACGTGATCAAAAAATTTGAAGGTCACATCGATATGCGAGTGCTGTCAACGTGGTTATTATTTGCCGGCAAACATGCGACCAGTTTAGATGAGCTGTATGCAAGCCATCTATATAACACCTTACGTCGTACCGACTTTCCTGCTGTAGATGATTATTTGACCGGTGTAGAAGTTGTGTGCGAATCATACGACACACTTCTACCTCAGTACGCTGATCAACCAAAAACCTTACTGGTTTTTGATCCGCCTTATGTCAATACTCAGCAAGGTGCTTACGCCCAAACAGGCTATTTCGGAATGGTGCAATTTTTGAAGTTGATGCAATATGTTAGACCTCCCTATATATTTTTTAGCAGTACACGCAGCGAGATACTTTCTTATCTGGACTTTGTGCAAGAATGTGATCAGCGCACGTGGCAACGAGTCGGCAATTACGAAAAAATTAGTCTCAAAGCTTGCATGAATAAGAACACATCATACGAAGATCATATGATTTATCGTTTCGAATAACTTAACCGTAAGTCCTATTTGCGGTTAAGCATTAGATGCACTTGGCGTTGCTCCCAAGCAAACTATAGCCATGAACGCAGAAACCCAACGACGCTTACACAATATCGCCACTATTGGCACTGTCACGCATATCGATGCTGACAGTGCTTTGATGCGTCTGGCCGTCGGCGAAAATGAGACTGATTGGGTAAGCATCCCTGCTATTGCAGCTGGAGCTATCCGTGCATGGCGCTGTCCTAGTATTGGTGAACAGTACCTGCTTGTTTCACCAAGCGGCGACTTAGCCAATGCAATCCCAGTGATTAGCTTATATAGCAACAATAATCCAAGCCCAAGCACTGACCCAAACGAGATCCGCTTCCGTTACAACGACACTGACTTCTGCAGCATTGATGTTGTTAAGAGCCAACTCACCATGCATATCAGCGAGACTCTTATCAAGTCAAAAACCAGTATTGTGCTGGATACACCAAACACGCGTATGACCGGCAGTTTGCAAGTTGATAAAGGTATCCACGCCAAAGAAGCCATTAAATCAGACGAAGAAGTTTCTGCAAAAGACATCAAACTAAGCAAACACGGTCATAAAAATGTTGAGAATGGATCTGGTACGTCTGGTGATCCTGTATGAATAATTATGCAACCGGTATGTCCCGGACCAATGGCGAACTATTAAATCAAGACGATCATCTACGTCAGTCAATACATGACATTTTGACCACACCCCTCGGTACTAGATTAATGCGCCGCGAGTACGGCAGCCTTTTACCGTTTTTGATTGATTCCCCGGCTAATGATGCTACTCGATTAAAGCTTATGTCAGCCACAGCGACAGCCCTTATTCGCTGGGAGCCACGCATCAAAGTCAGCAAAGTAAGTCTGTCTTTAATTAATGATGGCATTAACAGCGGTTGGAACACGTTGATTGAGATGAGACGCGCTGACAACTCAACGCTGACCACGTCATTATCTTTAGTACGAGGGGCAACATGAGCAACGTATTTACAGCAATTAATTTGCAAGGCTTACCGCCACCGAACTTAATCAAGCCCATTTCGCCTGAAGCTGAGTTGCTTGAGATCCGCGCTGAATTTGCTGCCAAGTTTCCAGCCAATCACCCAATCCATGCTGCATTGGCATTAGAGTCAGAGCCGGTTAATAAAATATTAGAAGTGCTGGCTTATCGCTACAGCTTGAAAGTTGCTGAAGTCAATCGTACAGCGCGTAGTTTAATGATTGCTTTCGCCAATGGTGGCGACTTAGATCATCTTAGCGCAACTTATTACCGCGTCCAGCGAAAAGTCTTACAAGCAGAAGATATAACCACCAACCCACCTACGCCCGAAATTTTAGAAAGCGATGAGGACTTTCGTGACAGAACTGCATTGTCAGTCGAAGCAGAAACAAAGGCTGGTAGCGCTGGTGCTTATTTATTCCACGCGCTCTCTGCGAGTGCCCAAGTGTTTAAGGCTACCGTCCATAGCCCAGCGCCTACCGAGGTAGACGTATATTTATCTGGCCAGATTAACGGTGACGTACTCGAGCAAGCAAACAAGGCTGTAGGTGTTGATCAAAGCGCTGTTGACGATGTTTTTACTGCTCTGAGCGCCGATGATGTACGTCCTTTAACTGACTTAGTGCGCGTACATAGTGCTACTGCAAAGTCATATCAGATTAATGCCGTGATTTATATCAAAGCAGGTATCAGTCCACAGCTAATACTAAGCCAAGGCTTAGCGGCATTACGCGCTTATTTGCGCTCAGAGTTTAAGCCTGGTCGCCGCATTGCTACCAGTCGGATTATTGGTGCGCTCGATGTAAACGGTGTCAGTCGAATTGAATTGATCAGCCCAGCTACTGATGTATTGGTTGACGTATCCCAAGTGGCACATTGCACGAGCTACGACATCAAGGCGGTAAGCAGCAATGACTGATTTGTCTTTGCTACCGGCTAACAGCAAGCCACTCGAGCGCGAACTTGCAACATTGACCACAAGGCTTGAATTGGTCGATGTGCCGTTTGATTTGATTTGGGACGCGGAAAACTGTCCTGATGAGTATTTACCGTTTTTGGCTTATGCCTGGTCCGTTGATGAATGGAATGACGCATGGAGTATTGAGACGCAGCGGAATGTTGTTAAAAACTCTATTTGGGTTCATCAACGCAAAGGCACTTTAGGCGCTGTCAAGCGTGCACTTGCTGTCATGAATTACGACACCAGTGTGATTGAATGGTTTGAAAAAACTCCAAGAGGTACACCGGGTACATTTAGCATCGAAGTAAACCCTATGAATGGAATTATCACTGACTCAGTACGACAAATCCGTGCTGTTGTCGATGCGGTTAAACGTCTATCTGCCCACTACGATATTTATTTTGGTACATCTGTAAAAGCAACAATCGCCGCTTATGCTGTCCCAGCAATCGGCGTTGAAATTACTATCACTAACTAGGAATTATTTATGCCAAATAATCAACAACCGCAAGGTCTAACCAAGACCATTAACAACCCTACAGCCAATGTCGATGGTAAATTCATCGTAGATTTTGATGTTATTGAAGACGATGGTATTGCTACCGCAAGCCATTTAGTACTACTTATCAGTGATAGAACTGCTCGTCCTAACATTGATGTAATTTTTAATCCGGCACTATTACGCACACGTTTTGACTCCGTTCATGTTGAAGTCGTTACTAGCACTGCAACTAACTTGAATATCTACACGTTACAAAATCCTGAGCATTTAGCTGATTACACTGCTGCGCCTAAACGCACGTTGGCTATTGCTGAAGATAAATCAGAACTGTTTACGATCAAAAAACTAGGTGACGTTATCGTGTTTGATGGCGCTGATATTGACCGTGTAGTAATGCTAGTCGCACCTGAAAATGGTGGTTCAGTAGAGTGGCCACCCCGAGGTGACACTAATACGTAATAGAAAAAATCAATAAACATTAGCTACTGACCAAAGGCGTCAACATGACTTATCAGCTCTTACTAACCACACTTGGACAACAAAAGCTTGCAGCTGCAGCATCTGCTGGCGCTCAGCCAGTACGCATTACTGAATTTGCTGTCGGTCAAGGCATCAATGTCGATTTTAGCAAGCGCCTTGATCAGCAGGTACTGGTTAGTAAGCGTTATCAAGGTGATGTGGAAAGTGTTGCAAGTACTGCAGTTGCTGGACAATACGAGATTACTTGTATCGTGCCTCAAGACCAAGGTGGATGGGCTATCCGCGAGATCGGTTTAATTGATAGCGAGGGTAGCTTGATTTGGGTCGGTCAAGTGCCTGAAGTACAAAAACCAGTGGTCAGCTCAACTGCCGCTGTTGACTACCGTATCAAAGCCGTTATCAGTATTGATAACCCCAATATCAATCTAGTGATTGATGCCAACGTCGTTACAGCTACTCATTCTTGGGTTAATGCTCGTTTAAATACCGTATGCCGCATGCTTGTGCCATTCGGTTATAAATACTGGACGCACACGCTCGAAAACCCAAAACCCTTATTTGATGATCTCTTAGGTGTTGAGACTTTTTGGCGTCAGCTTAAAGGCGTTCAATTAGTAGGGGTTGATGACCGTGATGAGAATATTGGATTACCTGCTATTTATGCCAGCAATACAGGTAATGTCAGTCCTGACGATAACACACCTGATCATTATCAGCTATATACCAGCTATCTATGGGAACGTTACGACCCTAACAATTTATCAATACGTTATGACGGTCAGAGCAAATATGACGGTACCGCTTCTTATCAATAAAGTAATTAGGTAAAAAATATGAGCAACCTTACTCTCCCAACCACACCTAAGTGGAACGAAAACATTAATCAAGTTGAAACTAACGAAAGCATTCTTGGCGGTGCTAATGGTAACGCCAACCTTGCAACTAGACAGCTTGCTGAAAATATACTTTGGTTAAAACTAAATATGCAAGCCTACAAAGTAGGTGATATCTACACTACTACTATTAGCCACACTGACGCAGCAGCAGTTGCCGCACATCATGGATACGGCACTTGGGAGCGATACGCCGAAGGCAGAACGCTTGTCGGTTTTTCCACAATAACTGATGATCCTATCGAATACAAAACGATGGGTAATGAGTTTGGTGAAAATAAGCACACGTTGACGATTGAACAAATCCCAAGCCACGCTCATGACTTAGGCATATCTGCACAAACTAGAGTCAGTCATGATGACTCACAAGAAACTGATAGACCCGTTGATGCCACAGGCGAAAAAGATTCAGGCTATGTCGGCAACACTGGCGGCGGAGAAGCGCACAACAACATACAGCCTTCAAAAGTCGTTGGCCAGTGGTTACGCATCAGTTAATTAATTATTTAAAAGGAAAACTCAAATGACGTCATTTCATCACGGCATATCAGCACAAGAAGTTACTCAGGGCATTTTGCCCATGCGCAATGCCAATACAAGCGTACTGGGTTTAGTCGTTATCAGCACTGATGCTGACGACGACATGTATCCGCTTGATACGCCAGCACTCTTGACCGGTATCACGCAAGACAATATTGATAAAGCCGGTACAGATGGCACATTGCGCGATTGCCTGCAGACGATACGTGATATTCATAACCCTACCGTTGTCGTTTTACGTGTGCCTAAGTCCTTTGAGGCTGACAGCTTAGATGTATTACTGACCTGCCCTGCTCGCTTTGGACTTATGCCTAAACGATTTGGAGCGCCAGAGCTTGATACACCCGATGTGGTATTGAAGCTCGTCTCTATTGCAAAGCGTCGACGCGGCATTGTCTACGCATCTCCGCGCAAACCTGATGGCACACTTATTACAGATAAGGCTGCTATCGTCGCGTACCGCGATACTTACGGTGATCGTGAGCTTTGCATTATTGATGGTGAGTGGGGTGTGCCGGGAAAGTCTGATGGTGCTGGCAGTTTTAACTGGGCTTCTTTAGCTTTAAATAACGAAGTAGTTTTGGATGGAATGTCTGACGGGATAAATGAATTTGAAGCTGAAATAAATGGGGTTGCTTACAACAAAGACAATTCAGATGGTGGTTTAGCTAATGCTCTTTTTGGGCTAAACATTTTGGATGTCAGTGCAAATCGTGATTCCTTAACTTTCACAAATCTTACAAACGAAGTTTTAAATGTAAAACTTACAGCTAGTGAGTACCAAAGCGCATATTCAACCAAATTCATTCTCGGTGAAGGGGAAGTGCAAGATGGGAACATCTTCTTATTCAGATTAGGCTTATCCGTTGACCCGTCATAAATACTTAGTTTTATAGGTTTTTAATAAGGACAAAACCATGACCAACCCAACACCAATCATCGCCACCGTACTTGCAATGCGCGTCATGATCGATGAGACATATCCCGCAAGCTTTACCAAATCTATCTCTAACATTCCCGTACCCGGTGTCAACGGCATTATGCGGCCGCGCACGTGGGATTTAGAGGACCCGAATACCGAAGTCGGCTACTTAAACGCCAATGAAGTGACATCGGTGATTCAGCACGAGGGCTTCCGTTTCTGGGGCAATCGCACCTGTTCATCAGACCCGCGCTTTGCTTTTGAGACAGGCACTCTAACCGCACAGTGGTTGCTTGATACGATTATCAACGGCTGTTTCCCATTTGTCGATCAACCTCTGACGCCAGTCCTGGTCCGAGACATTATCGAATCCATCAATGCCAAGCTTCGCGCTACCGTCTCACAAGGATGGTTGCTTGGTGCCAGATGCTGGTACAACGACGACTTGAACAATGCGCAGGATTTAAGCCAAGGCCTACTCTACGTTGACTACGATTATACACCAGTACCAACGCTTGAGAATCTGCGCTTAAATCAACGCATTACCGATCGCTATCTCGTTGACTTTGGCAAGCTTATCGCTCAGGGCGCATAAGCATAAACGACTAAAAGGAACATTCACATGGCAAAACAGATGCCTGCAGTACTCAAAAACTTTAACGTCCGTGTCGATGGCGACAGCTACGCCGGCACAGCCAAAACCATCAACCTGCCTGAGATTGTCAAAAAGACTGAAGACTACCGGGCTGCCGGTATGATTGGTGATATCAAATTGGACATGGGCTTTGAGGCGATGGAATCGACCGTTACCTATACAGGTGTCGATGCCCGTCATATCACTCAGCTTGCTTATTGCGGCGTTGACGCCTTGCCTATTCGCTACATCGGTGCTTATGAACGTCAAGATACTTGTACTCACGTTGTGCGAGACGTGTACATGCGCGGTTCAGTGACCAACTTACCATTAGGCGAGCTCGAGCTTGGCAGTATCAACGAGCATGAACTGACCTATAGTGTGACGTATCTCAAGATTGTTGATGACGGCATTACCCTACTAGAAGTCGACTTTGTGAATGGTGTATTCATCGTCGCAGGCAAAGACATGACCGGCGAAATCAACGCCAAGTTAGGTCTATAACTCTTTTGGCCAACCGTCAGGGTTTGGATAAATGGCGATTAGCTAGTTGGTGAGGTGACGGCTCACCAAGGCGACGATCTTCAGGTAGTGAACAGATTCACTGCCATCCAAACATGGCCAATTTTCTAACACTACTTTTATTAAAACAACCACACATACCAGGACAAATATTATGAGCAAAGATACTTCAGCTACTGTCATCGAAGAACTAAAACAAAAAGACGCTATTACTCCACCGCCAATGCCAACCAATCCAGATATTGAAACGGTTGAGTTTGATACTCCTATCATTCGCGGTAATTTGACTATTTCAGAAGTCAATATCAATAAACCCAAGACTGGTGCATTACGCGGTCTATCGCTAGCAGACTTACTAAAAGTAGACGTAGATACCGTCATCAAGCTGGTGCCACGTGTAAGCACGCCACCACTCACGGAACACGAAGTTGCCGCATTAGATCCAGCAGATTTCCTAAGCATCTCTACAGCGGTGGTCGGTTTTTTCGCTTCAGCGGAACAGCGCAAGAAAGCACGTCAGGAGGCAGAAACCACGAAAGCCGAGGCATCCCCTACTACGTAGATGATGTGATTGCTGACCTAGCGGTCGTCTTTCATTGGCGACCGTCTGACTGTGAGGACATGGATGTAGATGAGCTGATGGATTGGCATGACAAAGCGCGTAAGCGCAGTGAGACTGACAAATAAACTTTAATAGGCGCGTAATATGGCGAATAACTTAGATCTATCTGCAACACTCAAGTTAATCGATGATATTTCCGCGCCTCTGCGCGGTATCACCGATAGGTCAGACAAACTATCAAAATCTTTCGAACGTGCCACACGCACCGTCGATTCTTTCAACGATAGCCTTGCTCAGGTTAATCGTACAGGGCTGGACAAAGTCAATCAGCCACTTCAACGCACCAACAGCTTATTGGCCACTGGTCGACGCCATGCTCAAGGATTAGTAACCGATTTTGCATTGGTACTTAAAGGCGTGGGAGCTGTACATCGTAAAGCAGATAGCTTGGCTCGTTCGTTTGCAGATACTCGTAAGCAGATGCGACAGCAGGTTGTAAACAATGCGCTCATGGTCGGTGGTATGGCAGCACTTGCGTCTATACCCATCAAAGCTTTTATGGATGCAGAGGCCGCAACTACAGACCTCAAAGTATCCATGATGGATAGCACAGGCAAGGTTGGTGATGGCTTTGAAGAGCTGACAGATCTTGCTGGGAAAATGGGTAAAAAACTACCGGGTTCGATATCTGATTTTCAAAAGATGTTCAACGTACTGATTAAAGAAAACATATCTGCAGAGAGAATATTAGGAGGTATTGGCGAAGCGGCAGGACAGACAGCCATCATCATGAAGATGGAGTTTTCAGACTCTGCAAAATTTGTTGCACAGCTATCTGATGCAACCCAAGTCGCATCCAAAGATATGATGGAATTTATGGATATTGTCCAGCGTATCCATCATACAGGTCTAGATCCTGAATGGATAAAACAAGCCTTCGTCGGACTATCCCCCGGTATGAAAGCAATTAGAATGGAAGGCGTAAAAGGGATCAAAGCCCTATCACCATTCCTAACGATGCTTGGTAACTCTGGTATGACTGAGGGTGGCTCAGCAGGTAATGCGATGAGCAAGATATTATCGCGCTCGTTAGATCTTGATCTACCTGATAAGTTAAAAGACTTGAAAAAAGACTACGGCATAGACATCAAAATGGACTTTACTGATGGTAAAGGAGAGTTTGGTGGTGTTGATAACTTTTTCAAACAGATGGACAAGCTATCGACGTTGAACTCCCAGCATCGCACCAAAGTCATTGAGACACTTTACGGTACGGACAAAGAGAACTTAACGGCTCTTAACATCATCATTGGTAAAGGCAAAGCTGGATACGATCAGACTGTTGCACAGATGAAAGCCCAAGCAAGCCTTCAGCAGCGGATTAACGCTCAGCTCGGCACACTTGCTAATCTATGGGATGCAGCAAAAGGCACCTTTACATCAGCGATGGTAAACGTCGTCGAAGTCTTCACGCCTGAAATCAAAAGCCTCGTTACCAATATCACTGATATGGTGGATAGGGTTAGTCTATGGGTAAAGGCAAACCACGAACTGGTCAAAACTATAGCCTCATTGGTAGTAAAATTTATCAAGATCAATGCGGCGATTTGGGCAGTCAAATACGGTGCTGCCCTGATGTTTGGTACATTTTTTAGTATGGCTGCTAGTTTCATCAAGTTCGGTGCAGCGATGATGATATTCAACGCCATACTAGCTAAGCTTGGTATATCCTTTTGGGGTAAGTTTAGGATTATGGGACAAGCAGTACTATTTTTTAGCAAACTGTTTTTCAAATCATTCTGGTTCTTAGCGCGTAACGCTATCCCCTTGTTAATTACAACGCTTGGCCAGTTATCAGTCGCACTACTCACCACCCCTATCGGTTGGGCTATTATGGCCATGGCTGTTGCTGGCTTATTACTGATTAAGTATTGGCAACCGGTTAAAACCTTTTTTGCAGGGATGTGGACAGGGTTCTTACAGGGCATAGCACCGCTTCAAGCGACCTTAGGCAACTTAGGTTCTATGCTATCAACCATTTTTGCACCACTACGCCCCGTATTAGATTTAATTATTGCAGGCATTACTTGGCTTGGCTCAGCACTGATGTCATTGATTGCACCATTCCAAGCGACCGATTCGCAATTAGCCACAGCAACGTCTTATGGCAGTCAGTTCGGCTTTGTTTTAGGAACGATTGTTAGCTTAATTGGTCAAGTCGTTGCTGGGTTAGTAGGCGCACTAGCACTAGGTCTACAAACCATCGGCACTGCCATTGGCACATTTGCCGCGATGATTGTTGTACATGGCGGAGCAGCCATCAATTATGTGGCAGGACTACCAGCACGTATGATGGCTTTTTTGACAGGACTACCAGCCCAAATGTCAGCGATGGGCGGTCAGATTATGGACGGTCTAAAAAATGGAATTATAGCCAAAGCTGATGCCGTTGTTAATTCTATCTTGAGTGTGGCCAGCCGTGTCAAAAATGCATTTACAGGCAAAAAAGGTATTGATAGCCATAGTCCTAGCAAAATATTCACTAAGTATGGCAGCTATATTCCAGACGGTATTACTGAAGGCATACTAAGTAATAATAGCCCTGTCGCAGCTATGCTCAAGACGAGCAACAACTTACGCGATGCTATGGATACTAGCGAGATTCGCTTTGATAGCCGTAAGCCAATCAGTGCCTCAGCCATGATGGGTAGTAGCAGCAGTCAAAGCCAAGCACCTGCACCCATCAATATCAATATCTACGCGCAGCCACACCAATCAGAGCAGCAAATCGCTCAATTAGTGGCGCAGGAAATGGCTAAAGTACAGCGTAGTCAATCAACCAATAACACAGCACTTTATGACTTAGCGGAGCAATGGTAATGCTTTTATCTTTAGGACAGTTTGTCTTCGATGTCGATACCATGACATTTAGTGAGTTACAGCGTAGCCGGTCTTGGTCCCATGCTAGCAACTCCATTGCCCAAGGTCGTGACCAGCATCAGTTTACAGGTGCTGGTGAGGAGACCGTTACTATCCCATTTTTGATTTATCAGTCGCACGGTTTTGGCAATCGTCAATCCATCGATGACTTATCAGAGATGGCAGACAGCGGTAGCGGCTACGTGCTTATTGATGGTAGTGGTTATATCTATGGCGTGTTTGCCATTACCGGGATTGACGAGACGCGATCACATATTACCAATATCGGCATAGCGCGCAAGATTGACGGTACGATGAAACTCATGCGTGTGGACGATGACCGTATTCAAGCAGATAAAGTGGTCGAACCAAATACACCAGCGCAGGGAGCATAACGTGTTACGGACACCTATACTAAAGCTGACCGCTGACAGCAAGCCACTTAACGATCAGGTCATGGCGCGCATCATGACCTTGTCCGTGACAGACAATAAAAACCTCGATGCGGATGAGCTGACACTGACACTGGATGACCACGACGGCGCATTGGCACTACCCAAGCGCGGGGTAAAGTTACAGTGCTGGATGGGATTTGAGGATGCTGGTATTCACGATATGGGCATCTATATCGTAGACAGTAGCGAATGGGCTGGGACACCAGACACTATCAGCATACGCGCCAAGTCTGCAGACTTTAAGTCATCACTCAAGTCTGGCCATAGCCAGTCGTATCATAATAAGACACTAGGTGAGATTGCAGAGACAGTCGCCAAGCGACAACAGCTTACCTTATCGATTAAGCCAGAGCTTGTTAGTATTGATGTTGGTCACGTTGACCAGACAGATGAGTCAGACATCCATCTACTCACAAGGCTGTGTCATCAATACGGCGCCGTGGTAAATATCAAGCATGGCAAGTTATTAATATTTACCGCCAATAGCAATGTCAGTGCTAGTGGCCACGCACTAGACATAAACATCATCACGCGTCAAACAGGCGATCAGTTTCGCTATAGTGTAGAAGATAGACAGTCAGACTATGACAATGTATCAGCGAGCTATCAGGACACCAAAACCGCCACGCGTAAAACGGTGAATAATAACGAGGCTAAGACTAAAACAAGGCGTTTAAAAGGTACTTATAAAAGTAAAGAAGCAGCAACCGCTGCTGCCAACGCCGAAGCCAAGCGTATCAAAGAACAACAAGCCAAGTTCAGTATTACCACCGCTTACGCCTACCCTGCTGTTACAACGGAGAGTCCTATTACCTTACAAGGATTTAAAGCAGATATAGACGCGCTAAAATGGACGGTGGATAAGGCAACGCACACTTATGGTAAAAGTAGCGGACTGACAACTCAGCTGGATTTATTAGCGTCATTAAATTAAGTTTATGCTATAATAGTTTTGCTTGGGAGCGCCCCAAATAAGGCAAATGCACGAATAAGGCGGACACATATCGTGGTGTGTATTTCAGCCCCAAGCATCCTATATTAGAACAATAAAAAGCCCTGCTAAATAGCAGGGCTTTTTATTGTTGGGTTTAAGATTTGCGATATAGGTCGTTGATATCAATCTCGCCGATGGCAATGCTCATTAAGTCATCGGTATCCAATTCGCTAAGGATAATAGCAGCTGCTCTTCTATCCAGCTCTTCTTGCGCTGCAGATCTCCAATCGAACTCACAATCGGTAAGCATCTCTAGCTCCCAATGGCGACGGCCTTTAACATCTTTAACAACATCAATAATATTATCATAACCGCCGTCTGCTACTAGCTCGTCATTTTGGGCTTTTACTGTTAAGTTTGTCATCGTGGTGTCCTTTAGTTTTGGCTGCGATTTCAGGCGCGTGCCGTTGTTTGATGTGTCTAGTATCGCTCGATTGTAAGGGCGTAGCCAGTGTATATAGTGTCCAGTCCGACACTGTATGTAATGTAAAAAACTGGACTTCACGATTTATTGATACCTAACAAAAAGCCCTGCTAGATAGCAGGGCTTTTGTATATTCATTTAACAAGTAAGTAATCTAAACAACCTTACAACTTTTAAGCACAGGCGAACCCATCATTTCACCGTCACTGACGCACTGAATCTGAATACTCTCACCTTTTTTCAAAGCCACCAAACTATCTGTTTCTGATTTATCGAAATGCGCTTGCGGCATACTAAATTCAAACTCATCACCTGCTTTTAGTAATAGGTAAGGCGTATCACCGACACCGGACTGGATAGAGTCAAGTACCCCAGTGACTAGCAGAGTTTTACCTTTATATTTCTGATCGCCTGCCAATTCGTTTTCCTTATAGGCTGCCAGTAACTCATCTGCGGTCACTTCAATCACTTCTTCTTGAGGTTCAGGTTCAGGCGTGACAACTTCGGCTGATTCTGTTGCTGTTTGAGCTTCAGCTTGAGCTTGCGGTGCTGCTGGAGTATTAGGGGTGTCAATATTATTAAATAAGAATCCAATCAAAGCCAATATACCAAGGGCTAAAAGTAACTTCTTCATAGTGGTCTCTACATATTTGTTGGTTAAATTAAGCAACAATCTTACTATATTCTATCCATAACGTACATCCTGTTACTTATCATTGCGGCTTAACCTAATCATATAGGAAAGCAATAAATGCCTAAAGTTAATGCAGAATCTAAAACCATAGCCGACGACCTAGCGAGAGTAGCCGCTTATGCTCACATACTTAGTCAGTTATGTGAGCTTGCGCCTCATGCCGAGCCGCTATCATTGGAGCAGCTGGAGGTCATCTTTAAAGACATTGCACAGGTAACAGGCAAGGCATCGGAGATATTAATAACCTCATAAAATATTTTATTTGCTACGGATTAAGCGATGGTGATTTATTTGTCTTTTCAAACGCCCTATCGAAATCCATTTTTTTATTATTATCTTTCCATGTCTCTAGCACAAACGGTTGTGCTAGAGAGAATAACTCCATAAGCGTATAGTCGCGCTTATTCGCACCAGCATTCTGCAATGAACTCTCTATAGCATAGGCCATCTCGTACCAAGTATCTTCTAAAGAATCTGCCGTACCAAGTTCCCTTTTTTCTATCAGTCTTTGTTTCTCAAACATCATCTACTCCATAGACTCGTAAGTCTTTATCAGTCTCACCAGTTCAGCACGCCGCTGGCTATTTCGATATAGCTCTAACCACTGCATTTCCTCTTCAGTCAGATCACTAGCAGACTCATCAAGGCGTTTGCCAGTGACCACATATCCAATGTCATATCCAATATCAGATAGCCTTTTGGCTAACCCCAAATCAGGTAGTCTCTTAGCGTTCTCATATCTGGAAAACGTTGAATGAGCAACGCCTAAAGTATCTCGCACTGTTTCTTGTGCTAGTCCAAGCCTTTCACGCTCTAAAACTAGACGCTCAGACAGGCCTTCAATAATAATATCATCAGTAAATGTTTTCATATGGCGACAAAAATCCTTTACATATCCATATGACTATGGAATAATGCAATTGTTAGCTCGTAAGACAGCTATCACTTTATCACAAAACGCAATTATGGAGTATCCACGATGACACAAGTCATGTTTGCCACGCGCTTACCTGAATCACAGCGCAAGTACATCCAGTACAAGGCGATGGACACAGGTAAGCAGCAGCAGGAGCTAATGTCAGAGATCATTGATTTCTACCAGCAGCACGATGTTGTATTTATGAAGAAGTTTGACGCTCTAATACAGCCGACAGACAGCACAGGTCAGGAGACTGGCAATGACGCATAAGAACTGGGACAACGTCCGCGACCGCCGTCTATATAGCTACATGAATGACCCAGAGCATGCGCGGTTTGAGTTCGCCATGCGCTTGAGCGGGATCAGTCAGGAGGCGACAGCCATCAGACAGTTTGTACTCGAGCGCTCAGAGCAGATCATCATCCATCACGATCAGCCTAATTTTAGACAAAAGGATGTCACCGTACCAACGGTAAAACTACGCTTTCCGAGCGGTAAATATACCGTAATTGACTCAACCCCAACCTGAAAGGAAGTACCACGATGCTACAACTTAACTCTAACTTGAAAGGAAACACCACGATGTCACAACTTAATCCAGTCCTAGCCACACTAGGCAAGCTCCAAACCCGTACGGCGATGATGGCGCAGCTCACCCAAGCGGTACAAGCCGACACTATCAGTATCAATCGTAAAGATTTACAGCTGGCATTTGCCGATATAGAGCAGACGATCAGTGCAGTGGTGACGACTTGGCTATCCATGACGCATCACACGTCGACTTTGATAAAGCATGTAGCGATTTTGAGCAGACGCTAAGCGAGTCAGCGCCAGAGATGCAAATGACAGAGCCTTGCATCGTTAAAAGAAATAGAGGCCTGCTCGGTAGCGAGGGTACAACACGCCATTTCTACGTTTCTAGCATCTCAGTGGAGCAAAGAAATAAATGCACTCCTCTAGCAGTAGTTAACAGATATGGCGTAGAGCTACCTGCTTACTATCAAGATATTGATGTCAGTCGCTTCACAGAAAAGACCTACTACGATGAGAATGGCGATAAGCAGCGTGTACTAGTACCTCTATTCAAAGACCGTCGTGAGGGTGAGCACACCCAAGCCTTTTATCAGCGTGTCGGTCTACTGCTACCACCGATTGACTAGATACTTTTTTTACTCATGCATGAGGGAGAACATCTCCCTCAGACTTTCAACCACGATAAAAGGAAACACTACGATGAGCAATTTGTCCGTATTTAATTTCCAAGGCGCTCACTCTATTCGAGTTGAGCTAAAAAATGGAGAGCCTTTATTCTGCCTGTCAGATATTCTTCCAATATTAGGGCTACAAAACCGTTCAATTAGTAAATTTAATCTAAATAGTAAAGGGGTGGAAAAAATTGCCACCCCTTCAAAAGGTGGAAATCAGGAAACTGTATTCATAGATGGACCTAACCTATACCGCGTTATTTTTCGCAGTAATAAAAAAGAAGCAACCGTATTTCAAAACTGGGTGTTTGAAGAAGTCCTACCTGCTATCCGTAAGACAGGCAGTTATAGCGTCGCGCCCACCTCAGCAGCCGACGCTACCGAACATACCGCCGCAGGTGCAGACCGCGCTAGACCAGTTTTGGGACACCGTCAGTCAGCTAGATTTACAGCAGATTAACCATAGTCGCGACCCAGAGGTATTGGCGATTAGCTTACCAGAGTTATATAGCCAAGCAGGAGAGCAGCTGCCCCAGCGCCGCTCCATGCTGTCAGCGCTCAAGCACAGCCTGATACCTCAGTTCAAGGACAGCAATCATGCGATCAATAGCACGATCACGGGCAATACCAAGAAGTGCTGGGTATTCGTCATGCCAACCGATCAGGAGAACCAACTTGAAACATAATCTAAGTATTACTCAGCAGATTAACAACTATGTCCGCAGTCAGCAGCAGCTGATGAAATCAGTAGACATAAAAAAGGCAGACCACCCCCGCCAGGAAGCATCTGCCTTTAACACTGCTGTGACAAACCTAGTAAATGTTTATCAACTTAACCAAATAACTCAGGGAGTTAATCAGTATGAATAAGTATAGCACAATCATTGGGAATAAAAATAGTGACACAGATAAGTTACCGATCAAACGCTACATGATAGCTAATCGTCGTCGCATAGTTATTTATACCAAGGACTTAGCAGTGATTAGCACATTGCCAGAGTCAGCGATCAATACCTTGCATAAAAAGTCACAATTAAGAAAAGGACAGGATTGGGCATTCAATCCCGAAAAAAGTGATTTCGCACTGAGCCTTTCATCTGCACAGGCCATCATGGTGATGGCAGATACTGACAAAGCTTGGGACATTCACAACCGAATAAGTGACTTTATACAACAAGGACTCAAAAAATGACTATCAATAATAGTTAGCAATATCGCTATTAAAATCACCTGAATGAAGTCGCCACGATGACTAACCAAACCACTCAATAATTCATCTGGAGCACTTATGGCAAGTTCGAAATCAGCATATATAAATTGTCCTCACTGTGGGTCAAGAATGTACACACATGGGCACGTTGTATTTAGTGCGCTAACCAAGCAGCTGACCGCCGCTTGCCGTAATCCAGACTGTCTTTTCTCAGCCAAAGTTAGTGTTGAGATATCAAGACAGATACAACCCAGTCTGCAGCCAAAACCTGAAGTGACGGCTGCATTGAGTAGATAAGGACAATCACGATGACCACTCCAACTCCCCAATCTCCGGTTAGTGAGGTAACCATTCCAAGCAACAAGTACAACCCATTTAATCTCACGACCGATATAAGAGACTCATTGAGCGAAGTATTTTGCGCGGCTATTCACTCTCACAAAAGCGACTACCTAACACGCAAACATAGGCTAGCCGAGCATTTAGCCAAAGAAGATCATGATAAAAAGCATACCCCAGTACTTGTATCGCTATGTCAGTTCTCCGAGCGATACCTAAAGCAGGAAGCTCAGACCTACAAGGCAATAATGGGTAGCGATTTTTGGATCAAAGAAGTCGAAAAAATTATTCAAGAAGCAGAAAACGCTTAATACTCTCTATAGAAACTAGGTAATACCATGACACGAATTAATGACAAAGTCGTAGACCGCTTGATATCGGACTACGGATTCAAAGTAAGCGGCGAATGGCTACGTGAAGGTCGCTGCCCAGACTGCAGTAAAAAATCTTTATTCACTCACTCAACCACGCCTCGGGTCGTCAAATGTGGCAGGCTTAATAAATGCGGTATGGAAGTCCACGTAAAGGATCTATTTACTGACCTTTTCACCGACTGGTCTGCCACCTATAAGCAGACTGACATCAGCCCAAACGCTGCAGCCGACGCTTATCTAGCTGAAGGACGCGGTCTTAGCATCAATTCTGTTAAAGGCAGTTATAGCCAAGAGCACTATAGCGATACTAAGCTTGGCATATCCTCTGCGACCGTTCGTTTTCAGCTACCCAACGGTGGCTGGTGGGAGCGCATTATTGATAAGGCTGACCGTTTCCCACGCAAAGCCAATTTAAAATATGGATACGACCTGAAGGGTTACTGGTGGTGGCATCCAGCAAACACTCAACTACCAACTGAGTTATGGATAACCGAAGGTATCTTTGACGCCATAGCATTAAGCGAGCATGGCATCGATGCGGTCAGTTCGATTAGCTGCTCAAACTTTCCAGAGCACAGCCTCTATGAACTAAAAAGCCAATACAACAAAGAAAAGCGCACACTGCCTACACTGGTTTGGGCATATGATCCTGACAAAGCTGGCAAAGACTACACCAAAAAACATGTAAAACTAGCTGAAAGTATGGGGTTCGATTGTGTCGCAGCACAACCACCTTATGAAAAACACCGTCAGCTAGATTGGAATGACCTGCACGAAATGAGTCGTCTCACACCGGAGCACATCGAGCACTATCGATATTTAGGTGACTTACTGACAGCAACGTCAGCAACAGCAGCAGCTGTCATCATGTACATGCACACCAAGCGCACCAGCTTCTATTTTGAATATAACTACCGCACGTGGTGGTTTGAATTAGATACTAAAGCCCTATCGACCTGCATTGGTGTAGATAAACACCAAGTCGGCGCTTATATGGAGTCTGTTAGTGATTCAACCGACGTTGATGAGCAAATGCCAGAGTTCGTAAAATCCTGCAGTACTGTCACCGAGCTATGTAATGCAAAGCTTGAAGCCCTTTATTTTCAGCGCAACGAGATCACAGATGAGTCCTGGTACTTCATGCGTGTGGCCACAGCTAAAGGCGCTGTTACGACGACCATCACTGGCGACCAATTATCTAGCCCCTCTAAATTCAAGCCTCGTTTACTATCGGTTTATGCTGGCGTATTTTGGACAGGCGCAGCCGGTCAGCTAGACATCATCATGCGTCATCAGACCGAAGCGCTCAAAGAAGTTAAAACAACTGACTTTATCGGTTACAGCAAAGAGTTCGGTGCGTATATCTTTAATGACATTGCTGTGCATAAGGGCAAATCCGTGTCGATCAATGAGCAAGACTATTTCAAACTTGGTCGCTTAGAGGTTAAGTCCCTCGCAAACTCACCAATGATGCAGCTCAATACCAAAGACAAGCCAAACTTTGACTGGTGGCCAAAATTCAACAAAGTACGTGGCGACTACGGCACTGTCGTTATGGCGTGGTGGCTGGGCACTTATTTTGCCGAACAGATACGTGGCATCGACCGCAGCTTTCCATTTTTCGAATTGGTAGGTCAAGCCGGGGCTGGTAAGTCACGCTTGCTCGAATTTTTGTGGCGCCTCAGTGGACGCGAAGACTACGAAGGCTTTGATCCATCAAAAGCCACGTCCGTTGCTATTTATCGTGAGTTTGCTCAAGTATCCAATATGCCTATCGCTCTAATTGAAGGCGACCGTAACGACGAGGACGGCAAAAAGTCTTACTCAAAGTTTGAATGGGATCAGTTAAAAGATGCTTTCAACGGTCGCTCAATCCGTAGTCGCGGTGTCAAAAATAACGGCAACGACACTTACTCTCCGCCATTTCGCGCTGCCATCATGATTAGTCAGAACGAACCTATCCAAGCATCTGAAGCCATGCTCACGCGCTTACTGCATATTCGACTGACTCGTGAAGGTCAAACGCTAGAAGGCAAATACATTGTCGACGAGCTCGACCGCATACCGCTCGAAGTCACCAGTCAATTTATGGTCAAGGCCATTCGTAATGAAGAGGCTATCTTGCAGACGTACAAAGAGAAAGTACGGATTTACGAAGCTTTTTATCATTCAGCCGGTATCACTCATACTCGTATCGCACTAAATCATGCTCAAGTAGCGGCGATGGTGGATTGTCTGCATTTGCATGTATTAGACGGCATCATGACAGATGAACAAGCCAAGACTGCCAAAAGCACGCTCATCAAAATGTCAGAACAGCGCGTGGCCAGACTGTCCAACGACCATCCACTCGTCGAGCAATTCTGGGAAATTTACGAGTATCTGGACTCATTGGCAGATTGCAACATGAATCACTATGCAGCTGACAAAAAGAAAATAGCAATCAACCTACCGGCCTTTTACAAAATTGCTCAGTCAGAAGGTCAGCGCCTACCTGAACAGACCGAGATGAAGCGCTTACTCAAATCAAGTCGCAAGCATAAATTTGTAGACTCAAATGTACCAGTATCAAGCGCTGTTTATAAATCAAAGACCGTGAAGTGCTGGGTATTTGAACAAGGAGCAGATTAATGAATATGAATGAGTATAGCTTCAGCAGCATGGACGGCGTTTGCGACGAGTGTGGTTGTGAGCTTTGGTTTGGACAAAGCGAAGCACCTCACGCAGATCTTTGCGACGACTGCTACGACATGGAAATAATCAACGGTGAATGCTCGATACCCAAAGATCACCCAATGTATAAGGATGCCGACGGATGGAGTTAGTACGCGCGCTATTCCCATACAACCGAGACAGCCCTCTACACTGGTTAACCTTCGACACTGAGTCAGGACAAATGATTGATTGCTCAATGCATCCAACGCACAAACAGCGAGAGCTTTATCAAAACAAGTATTACAGCATCAACAAAGACAAAATTGAAATGCGCTGCGAGGTAGAAGTTTATCAAGAGCGTAAGTTCGAAACTTTAACCAAAATCAAAATAGGATCATAAAATTATGGCAGACGATATAGACAGAGCAAACGACATTGCTCAGGAATCAATAGATAGAATCATTACGAACGCACCCAAATTCAATGAGCCGTCATATCCTGAATGTATAGATTGTGGCGAAGACATACCCTACCAACGGCAACAGCTAGGCGGCGTCAAACGCTGCATTGACTGCCAAAACGTTCAGGAAGGAAGAAGGTAGCAGTTTTAACCTTAAAATTACCTTCTCAAGGTAATAATTAATCCAAATAAAATCAGAAATATAAAAAGAGATAATGAGGGTCTTACCTTTATTACCTCTTTTTTTACTACCGTAGTATTACCGCTATTTTACTGCTCACATTACAACAGCAGCTACGCTATAAACCTACTTTTGACCTGAAATCAAAGGATACAGAATGTCTGCAGGTATAGAGCCTTTAAAAACCAGCATCCGAATTTGGTGGCGCGATGCAAGCGGAGAGCGTGACCGCGAAACGCTTTACGACACACCGCCCACTGACGCCAATCTAAAAAAAGCCAATGCAATCGCACAATCAATAGAGACCCAAATAGAAATGGGTACGTTTGATCGCGACCAAACATTCCCAAACTCGCCCAAGCGCAAAGCATCATACTTTGGCCATTATCTTAATCAATGGAAAATAACAGAAGAGTCTTTAGTATCGGATACGTCATGGACAACATATCTAAGCAAAGTGAACAACCATATCAGTGACTACTGGTCACACAAACAAATTGCCAAAATCAAAGTCGAAGACGTTGAGAACTGGGTATATAAAGATTTAATCAAACAAAAACAGTTAAGCTCAAATACGATAAAAGAGGTTTTAGGATTATGGCGAAAGATTTACAGCTACTGGTCACGGCACCAGAGCACAGCCAATGATCCATCACAATACATCAAACTTAACTTCAACGACCCAGACGACATCTACCCTTTCAACAGGGACGAAATAAGTTTAATTATAAAAAATGAGCCGGACCAGGCGCGTAAAAACTTATGGACTGTAATGATATGGTCAGGTTTGTCATCACACGAGCTGCTCGCATTGGCAGTGTCAGACTTAGACTTGGACAATGGCCACGCTTATGTGATGCGCGGTGTCGTAAAAGGAGTTTACCGAGTAACAAAAAACCGTCGTCGCAAACGCCAAGTTGAGCTGTTGCCCATTGTCATTGATGCGCTACGTAGTCAGATTGATTTAATAAAAGACACTGCCCTGCAGACAGTCATGATAACCGAGCGAGATCATCGCACAGAACGGCCACACACGCTGCAATTTCTGTGGCACAACCCAAACACTGGTACACATCATACTTACGAGCAGCTGCGCCACCAGTGGGCAGATTATTTAGAGCGCATCGATGTAGACTATCGACCACTCAATAATGGCCGGCACACTTATGCAAGTCAGGTACTATCAACTGGCGTTGTTACTGCAGAGTGGTTGGCAAAACAACTTGGCCACAGCAATACAGATATGATCCATAAGCACTATGGTAAATTCATTCCGCAAGACTCTGGCCACATCATCAAGATACTAAACCACGCATTACAGATATAG